CTCCAATAAAAAACACATTCCCTTCATGTATAACCAAATCCCCTTCTTTTGGCTTCCACCACTCCCTGAGCCGCTCCTTCTGCCCGTACGTTAACTCGTCAAGTTGTTCCTTGGTTATGTACTGCTTCACTTGGGTTGTCCCCTTTCTTAATCCTTTATTTGCCGCCCTTACCGCCGCATCCCTTTTTCTTGCCCACTATTGCCACCTCGCTTTAACTGTCTAGCTCTTAATGTCGCAATCCGGCAGAGGAAGCCACGGCCCCAGCCCCTCGTAAGGGTGCGCATCCTCTAGTATCTTATTCCTCGCGTCAACATTACCCTGGGCCTGCTTAATAAGCTCCGGCGTTAGCACCCCTGCTATACCCATGGCCTCGACATAGACGTTCAGGCGGTAGTGGAGTGCGTTTAGTTCTTCCTCTACCACTTTGCCCAAGCGTAGAACGGCTAACTCTGCCTTGCTCGGTTGCGGGAGCCGCTCTTGTGGGGCTTTCTTCTTTATAATTGGTATCACCTTTCTGCCACCTTTCTCGCTTCCTCCGCTATCCTTGCATCGTTGGCGCTCTTGCTGACCACCTTAGATGTAAACGGGCCGATTGTCTGCACCTGCTTCAGCTCTCGCAGGTCTTTGGCCATTAGGCGATCCAATAGGTCTTTGCGCTCTGCGGCGTGGATGCTCTCCCTTTTGTGTGCATTAAAGCAAAACACGCCCAGCATCAGGACGTACAGCACGGAAATTAAAACAGTTTCGTGGTTCATTGTTAACCTCCCAGATACCTTTTGAACTTGGATTTGTCCTTCTGCTTGACAAGGGACTCTATATGCCGGCTGAACCTCTCCTGCTCCGGCGTCTTAGGTGGAGGCGGCGCCGGTTTAATCTTGGTGGTCTGCTGCGGCCTAATTTCATTTGCTATCATATCTGAGAACAACACATCATCATGCTTGCCACTCTCTGCATCCGGCCTATTGTCCTTATCGTAGACAAAGGTTAGGCACTCGTCTAAAAACGTGATGTCGTTAAATAGGTCGATGTTATTTTCGATTAGGTCAATCTCCTTGTCTATAATAAGCGGCCTGGTGTTACCGTCCGTTTTCCACCCGAACTTTTCAAGGTGTTTTTGGGTCTTAACATCGTATTGCTTCCGGGTGTACTGTCTTGGATACCTCAGCCTTTGCAGTTCTTCTATCGGCCCGGTGTTCCAGTTCATCTCAATGCCGATTAAGGCATCGTTGTAGTGCCTACCCAGGCAGTACACCTGGTGGGTATAAGGCTTGCTATTTGTGGCCTCCATGCGGATTACAGCGCACCTGTTGCCGGTTGTATTGTTTATTACAGTACCGGCGTAGAAGTCCTTGCCCTCTCCCTTGGTATCGCCCCGAATAACGTAAGGTTATCGAAACTTTACATCTTCGTAGATGGATATGAGCCCGTTAACGCTTGGCGTGAACTTGATTGTTTCGTCCAGGATCTTGTCCTGTATATCAGGGTCATTCCACTTAAAGGAGAACGAACCCCTCAAGGGCTCCTGTTCGGCATATCGACGCTTTAGTTCTTCTTTTCTGGCGATAACCATTTCCTTGTCAAACACACAGCGTCCAGAGGCCAGGAAAGCCTCGTCTGCGCTGCATGGGTATTCCTGCTTTATCTTCTCGTTGTCGATGTAGTTGTCCCACTTGTTAAAGTACCAGTAAACCTGCTCCCAATCCAGTCCTACGAAGTCGGATAGCCACCGGCACCGCTTGTATATCCAATCATTCTTAGCATGGACGTTAGACTTAAACGCCGCTTCTCTCTCTGGATTCTCAAATGGTATCCTATATTCCCTGGTAAGCCACCACTCGTAGAAGCGGTTTAGGAACTTGCCGCTGTCCCAGGCATCCTTAAACTCGTTGTAGCCGTTGGCTGTACTCTCGAATATCTGCACAGCGTCACGGGTAAGGGCTTCGCCCACAGCGGCCTGTATATCCGATATGAGTACGTCCAGAAACGCCGCCTCTGAGATATGCAGGAAGTTGATAGTCTTAGACCTGGCAATGTTCTTGCTGGCTGTCGCTATCCTCCACCGGGAGTTTAGGATCTCGAAGTGCAGCTCCTTGCGGTTGTTGTACTTCTCAGTCGGCTTTAGAGCATCGGGCAAGTGGTTATATGCAAACTTGGCTTTGTCCTCGAATATGGCGCCGGTATTATCTGCACAGTCGGCAATAGTGAACCCTGAGAAGTTTTTAAGGACAATGGACCGGGCTAACTGCTCGGCTGTTATATAGGCCGTGAATCCCTGCTGCCTCCCTTTAAGAACCAGGAACTTGACGGACAGGAGTTTGCCGGTGTGGTAATCCCCCTCAGCTTTATACAGGTCGTCGCTAAAGGCCCGCTGCACATCGTTGAGGAAGAAGGGAACCGTGTTTTTGTCCTTGTCAACAATGGTAAATACCATCTCGATAAGAAGCCGTGGCTCCTTGTGTATCTCCTGGCGTATCGACTCGGCCTCTGGCTTTAAAAGGTAATCGGCTACCGCATCGGTATATTGCCGGTCCTGCTCTATGCTGCCGTGCTGCTGCCACAACTCCTTGCGGCGGTCGATAATGTCTCGGGCTGTTTTAGTTGGCATGAAACCACCTGTCTTATCTGACACAAAAATTTGTTGTAAACTGAGCGATAACAGGCAAAACCGGCATTGCTATATTGCACTATCTATGATAAGCTAGATTTAGTAATATTAAGGAGGTGTGCCTCATGGAATTAGTCCAGCCAATCCGCGACACGAAGAAGATTAGCGACATAAAGTCCCGTCTGCTTGACAACAGAGAATGCGGGGCCAGAAACTATCTGCTATTTGTCCTCGGCATCAACAGCGGTCTGAGAATATCTGACCTGCTAGGGCTCACGCTTAGAGATGTTATGACATCTAACGGCAAAGCGCAGGACAGCATCATCCTGCATGAAAAAAAGACCGGGAAGCGCAAGCAGTTTAACGTCAACAAGGCTGCCGCTAAAGCTATCCAGGACTATGCCGCCACACTGAAGCACATAGACTTGGATATGGTTTTGTTTGCGTCTAGGAAGGGCCGCGATAAACCAATCACCAGGCAGCACGCCTGGCAAATACTCAACGATGCTGCTGAATGGGTTGGCATCAAGGATCAGATAGGAACACACAGCCTGAGAAAGACCTTTGGATACCACGCATACCAAGCCGGCGTACCGCTGGAGCGATTGCAGATAATATTTAACCACTCGTCACAACGGGAAACGCTCTGCTATATCGGAGTGACGCAGGACGACATAGACGATGTGTATAATATGGTTAACCTATAATGACACATGAGGGGCTCAATTTGTGAGTCCCTTTATTTTTTCACCATCTCATTGGCCATCTGCAAAAAACTTTCCCTGGCATAAGGAGCAAGTATTGGGTCAAGGTGTTCCCTGAACATCAGATATAGGTTAAGCCCTAAACGCCTCCCTACGAAGAAATACGCAGGGTTGATATAGTACTCAATGCACTGTATCTCCTTGTACTTGCGGGTATTCAGCGACATAACCCCTAGCCGCATCATCTTTCTTAGAAACTGGACACCCCTTCTTGGTGATAGGTCAACGATCTTGATAATGCGCTCTGGTGTGTACGCCCGTATACCCAACTTCGTTCTATAGCCCAGCATGTTTGAGTCAGCAATCATCAGCTTAGACAACCGCGCCACCTTGCCTATGTCTGAATCAGTCATCTCTTTGGGAAACTGAACGTCCAAAAACATTTTTGCTCCAAGTTTATGGGGCGGGACTTTATACCCATCGGAATTAAACGCATCCTTGTAGTAATACTTTTTCTTGCTTTTTACGTCTCCTGAAACCTCGTCAACATCCTCAACAATCCGAATCAAAACAGCACCTCCCGTAGGTTGTACAATCGTGTGTAAATCGTACCCCCTTTTTGTACATAAACGTACACAAAAACAAATCCCTGTATCCGTTGCGCCAGTAGTGGCGAGACGTACTTTTTTCGATTTTCTATTATGCCTGATACATTATTAGTTATCAGGATAAACACAGCCTTCAAACAAACCCCGTAAATCTTTTAACCCACAACAAAAGCGGCCAGGAAAAGGAGGTTAACCTGACCGCTTACTTGTGGGTAGAGAGGGGTTAGGGATAAAAACAAAAAAACACACCACTACATATAGTGGTTGATAACTTGCAAAACAGGCCCAAACCCTGTAGCCCTTGGTAATGCTGCATTTTTAATCTTACAAAGCGAGGTTTCGTAAGATTACTTGAAAAAATCCTCCAACTTGCCAACAAGAGGGGCGCCATCTTTACCGGTAATTTCTTGCTTCTCGGCCCACTGTTTAAAGTTGTTGGAAAGGCTGAATTTTGCGCCGTTTGCACCGTCTTTATCGTAGAGCCTGGACTCTGTATAAGCCTCACATCTGGACTTCGCCCGTATAACGGTGTCCATAAATTCTTCTGTATCTTGATAATTCAGCAATGATTGTCTGGAATTAAATCCCAAAGCCAGCGCCAATCCTGTAACCGTAAACGGTTTTTGTCCAACTATCACAAGGCTGCCCCATTTATCTAATACGGGATTGCCGTCTTTATCCTTGTAAACATAGCCTTCGCAGTCCTCAAAATATTTGTCTACAGCTACCTGCATTTGCTCTGCCGTTTTGTACATCGGCGGTCTCCCGCCACTAGCACCCAACGCATATTGATTACCCTTCGGAGCTGCCATATCTTCGCCGCCTCCCTCTATATTAAGCCTCCCGGCTCCCCACATCGTTTCTCCCGCACGCTAATTCCCGCCCTGGTATGTTTGCATCAGTCCATCGGTTGTCGTGCCTCCTTGTTACTTATTGATAGTTTGCCATATGTTGCGTTGCCGCTCCGGCATAGATTCTGCCAGGCAAAAAAGATTAAAAACCTTTGAAAAAGGTATTGCAATGTTGAATTGGCTATGATATGATATGAGCAAGACAAAAAACAAAAGGAGTTGTTGACAGTGAAAGATTACGCCAAGATGTCCACCGAAGACCGCAACCGCATCGAGAATCAAATCAACGCATCACGCCAGAGGGTGCAGGAAATAACCGAAGGCACACGCCCCAACCGCACACGGCAGAGCATGACAGCAAAATACATTAACGCTTGTAAGCAAGTTGGCGTTGCCCCAAGTTTAGTATAGACAATTCAGCCTGCCTGACGAGCTGTAAACAGCGAAAGCCCTTCGGGGCTAGCAGGATAAAAAACAAAAGGGGGATTTACAAATGACAAACAAATACGCAAGACTGATCGAAATCGCTGAGGAACTAGGCAAGGTGCCCGTGTCCAGCATCAGCGACTTGGCAACGACTATAGCAGACTTAAAGGAGCTTGGTTACACCGCATATTTAGACGCAAGCACAGACTATTTAATCATCGAAAAACACTAAAGCAGAGCACCGGCCTACGGGCCGGTAATGCGCTCCGGCAAAGCCGGACCCTGTTGCAAGTCAGGAAGCAAAAAGGAGTGTTGACAGTGATTAATGAAGACCTCGCACGCAGAGCCAAAGAGAACATGAGTTTCAGCGACTACAAACCAGGCAGCGCCACATCTGAATACAACGCAGTTATAGCGGAAGCTACCGCCAAGATTGAGAAAGCCAAGGCCAGGGTATCAGACGAGGGCAAAGCCCGCCTTGACAACCTACTGGAGCGTTACAAAGCACAGTACGCCGCATGGACAAACAAGTTTAACGCCAACGGCGCGAGCCATGTTAGCGTAATGATTAGCGGCCCGTCGGGATTTAACCACAGAGCGCATGAAAAGTATTTGAGCCGCGACGGCAAGCTCTGGCAGGAGTACAGCGAGATTAAAGACATTGACTCTAAAATATCTGCCATTATCACCGGCGACAGAATGATCAAGTCTGATGACGCGAACGCCATCGAAAAGCTACAGGAAAAACTTGCGAAGGCGCTTGAAGAACACCAGGGCTACAAAGACCATAACATCAAGGCCCGCAAAGAGAAAACTG